ACAGAACCAGATGCATTATAGTATCCATAAGTTCTAGCATTTCTATTATAAATATTTCCATTTATAAACTGTGGTAAATATTCATTTTTTGAATTTTTATATTTAGAACATATAGCTATAATATTTGGCTGAAGAACTTGATATGCAACTAATCCATCATCACAATGATTAGGATTATCACCAATAGCTCTTGGTACCTCTTTTCCAGATCTTCTTAAATATTCATAATAATGAGGATTATGAATTGTACCAGATACTATTTGTCCTGTTTTCCAACTAAAAGGCGTATGGCATTCTACACAATACATTTGATCACATCCATCGATCTTAAAAATCATTGCAGCACACTTTGGACATGGCTTTGAATCTTTTGATAGAAGACGCATAGAAAGTATATTTTCTTCTTTGCAAGTATGTTCAATTTCTTCAACTTTAATTTCATTGCAATTATTGCAAACAGCAGTATCACAAACTCCGCATTTCCACTTAGTACTTAAGAATCCTTTGCAATTAGTAGCAGGACAAGCTTTGATAAATGCACGTCTTTCAGAATCTGATACTTTTTTATGAGTAATAAAATTGCGAATTAGTACATGTGTATCAATTTGAACTCTATATTTAGCAATTTCTTGCCTCTCCAAGCCAGTTTTAATTAGGCGTTCGATATATGGTTCATTTACCATATCAATTTCATTAATTTTTTTTTCATGTTGTTTTATTTTATCTTGAATCTCAATCATTTCAAGATTTATTTTACGCGTTTTAATCTCAATTTCTACATAAGGTTGTGTAGCTGGAAGCATACTTTTTTCATTCTCAAAAAGTTTATCATTTCTGTATTTACGATAGTCTTCATTGCAGAATTTTTTAGTATAGAATTTCTCAAGTAGATCTAAATTCCATCCTTTCTTACAATTCATACAATGAATTTCTTGAATAGAAGAAAACATGTATTGTTTAGCACATCCAATACATACATCATATTCACAGAAGCTACAATCAATTTTTTTACGTGTAGATTTATTAAATTTTTCGCAGCATACTAGACAATCAGTTCCCATTTATTTCTTGTTTTAAGATTATAATTAAAATAAAATTCAATTTTTTTCCGTATAATATGTATATAGATGCCAGTAGGTGAAAAGAAACAAGCAGCCAAGAAAAAAGTAGCAAAGCCTGCAGCCAATCCAACGAAACAAGTAGTAAGAGAAAGAATTGTTTACGTTCAAGCACCTGCTAAAAAGAAGTCTCCACGCCAACAAGTTGTTTATGTCCAAGCACCTCCACCTCAGAATAATGGATATGGTCTAGGTACTGTAGGACTAGCAGGCTTAGCTGGTTTAGCTATTGGAGAGGATTTAGGATTTGGATATGAAGGATCTGGTGGTAAAAGAAAACCAAAACAAAACAAAAAGAAATAAATTGAATCATTTTTATTTATAATACTTGAACTTTCGCAACTTGTGCATTATTATACGTTGGTATACTCATTAAATTATTAGTTTGGTATAATGTAGCTATTTTTCCAGGTGCTGGATCAGAACCTGAATTATAATTTTGATATGTTGACCCTGAACCTAAAGAATTTGAAGGAACTGGAGATGTCATTGTTGTCGCAGAATTAATTATATTAACTTGCTGGTTCCAATTTGTATTTCTAGTTCCACTACCAAGTGATAATTTATACGCACTTCCACTTCCAGGAGCTAATGGGTAAGCACTAGCACTTCCACTTCCACTTCCGGGAGCTAATGGGTAAGCACTAGCACTTGCACTTGCACTTCCGGGAGCTAATGGGTAAGCACTTCCACTTCCACTTCCAGGAGCTAATGGGTAAGCACTTCCACTTCCACTTGCACTTCCAGGAGCTAATGGGTAAGCACTTGCACTTGCACTTCCAGTATATGATGGTTTATTGTTTGGATAACTAGAATAAACACTTGATTCAAGAGGCATAGCGCTAAAAGAAGCAGAAGCTCCGCTAAGAGAAGCTCCGCTAAGAGAAGCTCCGCTAAGAGAAGCTCCGCTAAGAGAAGCTCCGCTAAGAGAAGCTCCGCTAAAAGAAGCTCCGCTAAAAGAAGCTCCGCTAAAAGAAGCTCCGCTAAAAGAAGCAGGGCTAAGAGAACCGCTAGCTGATCCGATGAAAGGCTCTGTTGTTACAGGACCATAATATGTTAATGATTGTGAAACATAAAGTGTAAATGGATTTTGTTGATTTTGATATATTGGCAATGTTAAAGAAAATGGTCCAGATGCTGGAGTAACTGTTTGTCCACTGATGATATATGGAGTACAAGTCCAATTAGTAATAGTTCTACTTGTAATTGTCATAAAATGATAAACATTATTATATAATAAATATATTGATTGAACTGTTGAAGGATTAGTAGAACCTCCAGCTGATCCTGATGGGAATAAATCAGTTAAATTATATTGTTTCTTTGTTAGATTATCATAAGATATTCCAATTTCAACTTTGTTCTGTTGTGTTGTTGAATTTTTAACATATAATAGTGAAAAAAATGGCAACTTAATGCTACCAGAAGGAGTGTAATTTTGGAAACTTGGAGGAATATTTTGTGTGTTTGTATTTATTGAATTTGAACTAATATTACCGTATAATTTTAAAGTATTTGTTGTTGTATTTACTAAAGTTGTTCCATGAAAGATTATAGGTACTGGAATATATTGATTATTATACAAAAATTTACATGTTAAATAATTACCATTATTTGATGATATTACCGATAAAGTATATGTAAGACCATTATATAATATATATATAGTATTAATAGATGTAATAGGTAATGTAGTTGATGATATTGAATTTATATAACTACCTGTATAAATACTTGAAACTGATTGTGATGATACTGCATTGCTAATTGTTAAAGTATTAAAATTATCAGAATAATCTGATTTTAATTTTAGATTTCCACTAAATGAAAGCAAGATTGGATTTTTTGTTGTATCGCAAGCGACTGTACATGATACTGATCGATTTTGTCCATTTTGATATGGACAAACATTACCACCAAACTGGGGTTGTGTAGTTATTGTATATGTTTGATCTATATTTCCTGCACCACATTGAGCGAATGTATCAGATGGAATACATTGTGCAGATGGTGTATTTGCCCAACTACCTACACAATCGAGAGGAACTGTACAATCTCGTGTTTCTGTTAAAGGAGATGGGCATTGGGAACCATTTGGAGTAGGTTGCTGTGTAACAGTATAAGTTCGTGTATTATGACCATAGCCATAAGTTGCTGAACCGGGTAATATACAAGCAGTACTCCAACTACTCCAACTACCTTGACAGTCACATGGAATTTCACATGCAACTGAAGATGAAGATGGGCAATCTGCTCCAGTACCTACTTTTGGAGTACCTACAGTAATTGTCGTAGTTTTTGTTCCTGCTGTTAAACCACAACTAGGAGTAGAACTTGGCGACAATACACAATTTCCAACAGATGAAGTGTATGTACAATCAGCAGGAGGAGGAGGACATGAAGTAGAAGAATCACAATTTTGTGTTTCAGTATACCCATCAGCATGATCACATGCTGCTCCACCATATGCAGAATTAGTACGTATAGTATAAGTTCTTGATTGTGTTCCTGGACCACATGTACCATTTGTTGGTTGGCAAGTTCCCCAATCGCCGAATTTGGCATCGCAATCAATAGCAGCGGGTTGGGCGGCGGGTTGGGCGGCTGGTGGAGGGGTTGCAGTTTTAGGTAATGCGGGTATTTCTTCTAAAATTGTATTATATGCTGAAATATCTATATTGTCTATTAATTGATTATTAATATGTAATCCTGTTACTGAACTAAAAGAAATTGGTGGAAGACCTACACAATTTGTTTGATCATTAGTTGTATCAAATGCCCAAAATTTATTAATTATTTGATCATGTAAATAATCAGTACATGATTGATATGCAGCGATTTCTGGTGCACCAAATAATTTCCATTCTGCAATAGATGTATATCCATTGCTATTTTGTTGAACAGCACTAATTATTATTCGATATTTACTATATGCAGTTGTATTTCCAGAAATTATAAAATTCTGTGTTTGATTTATATCAGTAAATACGATTCCATTTCCTGTAATTGTAGAATTATCTACCATATACCAATTATTATCATTTGAACAACCACATATTATCCATCTAGAAGGTGTTTGTTGATAAAATCCAGGATCAGCTCTAGATTGAATAGAATATGCCGATAATACTATAGCGACTGGTAGATCTATCTCTAACCAATCACCAGTTGTAGAAAATACAGTCAAAGCTGGGTAAGACCAAATATTAACAGTTGTTATGTATTTACCATTTATTAAATTGCCGTCAGTTGAACTATAATTCTGATCACCACTTGGCCAAATATTACCACCCATTCCTCCTTGTTTATTAAATGCTTGATATGGTTGACTATCGGGCCATGTACTTGATGCAGAAACTACATATCGTCCATTACCATACATTGATCCACTAATTGTTGTATCATTATTTGTCAATGCAGTTGGTGGAAATTCAAGCAAACCATTTGTAATTTGCACATTTACATTCGGCGGCGGTGGCGGCGGCGGTGGCGGCGGCGGTGGCGGCGGTGGTGGCGGGGGTGGTGGCGGCGGCGGGGTATTATTGACCACATTATTGACATTTGATACTCCAGTTGATACTGCATTATTTAGTGGATTAGATATAGTAGATCCCATTATCTATTTATAATATATTATTTTTACATGTATGATTTATATATAGTGTAGATATCAATACTGATAAAACAAATACAATATATAATACTAATAATAAGTATTTCATCTGGGTTCTTACACATGATATAGATTATTTTATATCATCAGCTTTTCTTTTTTTACTTATTGTGGAAAGTCTTTTATTAATTAAACTAAAATAAGTCTGTGCTTTTTTAATAGATCCTTCATATTTATCATCTGTTAATAGACTTTCAAATGTAAAATCTTTAATATTATTTATTTTTAATATTTCTCTAGATAATTCTGCACGTTTACTATCATTATTTAGTAACTTGAACTTATCATTATTTTTAATTTCTATAATTATTGGATTATCGTCTTTAATATTTTCTACAGCTAAATGTTTTAATAGTTCTGTTCTAGATAATGCAGCTTTATTAACTAATAGGTCAAAAATAGGTAATTTGAATTCAACTGGTTTAATAATCTTTTTAAGTTCTTGTAATACTTTATCTTTTAATTTCTTTGATTTACTCTTTAAAAAAGGAATATCTTCTATGCATTTTTGTCTAGCATTTGAACGTCTTTTTGCGAAATAATCAGTAAAACATGTATTTTCGTAATCTATTTTAACTGATGAATCCGAATTTTTTAATGCATAACTTGTAGCTATAATATTTAAACAATTTAGATTTTTTAAATCTTCTAAGTTATTACCACTTCTTAAAAATGTATCTACTTCAGTATAGTTTATCTTTTTCTTAGATTCGGATTCATCTTGAAAAGTTTTATTTGGATGTATTAAAAGATACATATTATTTGCCCAGCTACCACTTGATGGCGTAATAATCACTTTTTTATTTTTATCAACAATCAAGATCCCACTAAACAATATTACTAGATCTGAACTACATAAATTTAAATGTTTAATACCAAAATATGTCTCTATCTGATTTATAGCATTATTTGTACTAAAGAATTCAATTATTGATTTATCATCAAGTACACCAGCTCTTAGATATAATTGTCTTGAAATAGGATTAATACCAATTATATAATTAAAATATTGATTTTTAGAGGCCGACGCTGAGGCCGACGCTGAGGCCGAGGATTTTTCTTTTATTTTGCTAATTCTTGGTAGTTTACAATTAGCTCTATTTCGTATTTCATATCTATTATTAATTTTCTCAAAATAAGCATCAGTATTTAATCCTGCTTTTGATACAATTGATTGATATAAAACATTTTTTTGATTATCTGAAATAGAAGAAGAGTTATAATTCGAAAAAAAGTCAGCAAATGCAGTTTGAAAATCAATTTTATGAATAGTATAGTCACTCATTATAATTCTATTTACAAAAAAAAATAATGAAGAGGTTAACAAATAGATATAATATGATTCATTGTTTTATCAACTAAATCATTAATAGATTCAAAGCAAGACACGACATCTGTTTTGTTCATATTAAGATATCGTATATTATCATCAAATGGATCAATTCTACATACCCAAATTCCATGCAATGAACTTACATTATGTTCTTTCTTGATATGATTTAATGATTTGATAAAATTATTAATGTGATGGTTTTCCCTACGTCGTGTATTCAGAAATTTTGTTTGAATAAACAAAGTATAGTTTGAAAATTCAATCATAAAATCAACAGAACTAGCATCCCATCCATATAATTCTGTAAGTTGTTTCTCAGTATATATTTTTTTTGCTGGAAGTGCCTTCAATTTCTCAAATAGTTCATTCTCCAAGATATATCCGCAGTTTTTTTCAACAGTCATTTATCATTATTAAGTTTTATTAATCATTTTTTTATACAGTTTTTATTTTATTTAGATTAATATAGATTGAAATGGATAAAATATATGATAATGCGATAAAAGAACTAAATGAACATAACAGAAATGTAAGAAATGAGATAAGTTATCAAGACATGTACGAACGAAATAATTCAAATCAAGAAAGAACAGGACCCATAGTAAAAGATAATGAAATAAAAAAATTTTTTAGAAATTATCTTGAGACAATTAACAAAGATAAATCAAATGAAAAATTTATAGATGGTAATAATACTACTTATACATGGGATGTAATATTAGATAATATTTTAACAAAAAAAAAGAAACGAGATAAAGCTGAAGCAGATAGTCAACAAAATAACATGGAAAAATATCTATCTATGTTCGGTGGATCTAGTAAAAGAAAGAATTATGATAAATGTACTGTAAGTGAGCTTAAAGCTAAAGCATCTAAAAAGAAAATTAAAGGTTCTAGTAAAATGACTAAACAAGAACTTATTAATGCATTACGTAAAAAATAGATAAGCATATAAAAATTTGATTTTATAGAATATTATTCTTAGTATAAAAGATGACTAACAACGGGAAGCCATGGAGTAATAATGATCATAATGAAGTAATACGTCTTTTGAATATTGGAAGTCCTTTGAATGTAATAACTTCTACATTTGAACGAACTAATGAAAGCATTCTATGGAAAGCTATCAAAGATATTGAAGATAAAACTTATATCCCAAATAGTTATCATCCAGATATTTATGCATCTTTGGAAACAATCCCATATTATAGAAAACTTGCAAAAGTATTCGAGTTAGAACCTGAAGAAGCCGAGGAGGAAGAGGATGAAGCCGAAGAGGAAGCCGAGGATGAAGCCGACGAAGAACCCGAGGATGAAGCCGAGGAGGAAGCCGAAGATGAAGCCGAAGAGGAAGCCGAGGATGAAGCCGACGAAGAACCCGAAGATGAAGCCGACGAAGAACCCGACGAAGACGACAACAGCAAATATATTGCTCTTGCATATCAACTTGAAAAATTATCAAATACAATTACAAAAATGTCAGATAACAAAATAACAATTAATATTACAATTCATACTATTGGGACAGTATCAATTAATAATTCGAATGGTAGTAATAATCAAATTTGAATAGCTGGGCACCAATAAGTAGTTCTACCTGTTTTTGTAGTATGTGTTTTTACAATATTTCCGAGTGGATCTTTACTTCTTCTGTAAATCTTCATAGAATTTATATATTTATCTGAGCTCATGGATGTCATCTTTAACATATATTTTGCTATTTTTTTACCAACTGTAAAGATTTTCTTCCAATCATCAATAGTCAATGTATTTATTTTTCTTAATGGTGAAATTTTTGCAGCATATAAAACTTCTGCTTTTAGATAATTACCAATACCAGAAAAGATTAATTTTTGATCAACTATAACTTCTTCCAATAATGAATCTTTTTTTAGATTTGATATTCTGTCTTTAATCATGCTAAATGTTGTGTTTTTATCTAAAATATCTGGTGCGATAGCATTTAATTCTTTTTGAATTTGTTCTTTATTTTTTGTTATTGTTAATGTACCAAAGTTTCTAAAATCACTAAAGATTAAATCAGTATTTGCAAAATGTAGCTTTATATTTTCAGTAGATGCATGCCAATCAGGTTCATCTCCTGGTACAAACCACCATCCAGTCATTCCTAATTTACTAATTAAACACCATTCGCCAAAATATAAAAATATAACTTTTCCCTTTTTAGTTACATCTGTTAATTTTAACGGAAGACACTTTCTGAATTCTGTAAAATTTGCAGGAGGTCCATGATTTATGTAACGACCTTTTAGTATATTTACATCTTTTAATATGTTACCATAACAATGCTTATGAATATAATTGCGTAAATAAGTAACTTCAGGAGTTTCTGGCATCTATTACTATAAAAACTATATAAAGATTTAATATATTATTTAATATGCTCTAAGGAGCATAATCTATACGCTCTTGTAATTCAGTTGGTTAGAATGTCAAGCTGTTAGATGACGTAAGTCTACTGATACTTGAATGTCGCAGGTTCGAACCCTGCCGAGAGCGAATTATTTTTGAAATGATTTAAGAATATGAATTTATATAAAAATAAAAATGATGAAAAATTAAAATCTTCACGTTCTTCAACACCTGAATCAAATAGTGAAGAATATTTTTCATCAGTATCATTATCAAACAAAAATTATCATAATAAAAAATTTAATAATCCTCGAAATACAGT